CTGTACCTGTACCTATACCTGTGCTAGTTCCAGTACCAGTTGAAGTACCAGTGCCTGTTCCCGTTCCCGTTCCCGTCCCAGTGCCAGTTCCAGTCCCAGTACCAGTTCCAGTCCCAGTTCCTGTACCTGTGCCAGTTCCTGTTCCTGTTCCTGTTCCTGTTCCTGTTCCTGTTCCTGTTCCTGTTCCTGTTCCGGTCGAAGTTCCTGTTCCTGTTCCTGTTCCGGTTGAAGTTCCTGTAGTACCTGTAGTTGTACTCGCCCCTGTACCTGTTGAAGTACTAGTGCTAGTGCTAGTGCTAGTGCTTGTTCCTGTCAATGATCTAGTATCACTCGTACCAGTGCTAATGCTAGTAGATGTAGACGCAGAGGTATTAGTAGAAGTCGATACGCTTGTAGAAGTCGATACGTTTGTAGAAGTGCTTGTAGAGGTGCTTGTAGATGTAGAGGTATTAGTTTGAGTTCCAGATCCTGTACTAGTGGAAACATTCGTACTAGTTGAAACGCTAGATCCAGTTGTACCTGTAGACACGCTAGAACCCGTAGTACCTGTAGTGGTCAACCTAGATTGAGCCGCCGCGATGTCTGCGTCACTTACGCCGAACTTTGCTTTTGCAGCGGCGATAGCATTAGAATCAGGGTTGGACGCAAGGAAAGCGTTGATGTCGTTATAGTACCTATCTAATCCTTGATTAGCCTTCGCGTATTCGTACCCTGCGCTATTTCCACCCGCCGCGCCTGTAGCGCCAGAAGCGGCTGAAGACGAACCTGAAGCCGCTACGTTTGAACCTGAGGTTGAGCCTGAGGTTGAACCTGCAGAAGCAGCCGCATTAGCAGCAGCTAACGCATCAGCATCAGAGGCTCCTGCATTTTTAGCAGCTATAAATGTGTTCTGCCCGATCTGTGACAAATCAGCGCTGCTGGCTGCGGTAGAACTAGTAGTTGATGCCGAGGTAGATACCGAGGTTGTGACAGGCGTCTCTCGTTTAGCCGTAATCGTTAGAGTCGGTATCTCTTCTTGTAGTGATGTAGGGTCAGCGGCTTTCGCTTTTAGGATAGCAAAGTCTTCATCAGACATATTGATACCCATGTTCTTCAAGGTCTGTTGAGTTACATTTTCATCGTTAAGTAATGATACCGTAGCCCTCAAAGTTGCGTCATCTGGCTTTTGAGAAGTCATACCCGCAGTGGGGTTAAACTGCGACATGAGGTAGGCTATACCGGCGTGTGCAGCAGCTACAGCAGTTGCGATCTCAGGAGAAAAAGCTGCTCCCGCTAAAATCAACGGCGCGACCGTTTGCGTAACGCCGCCTTCTCCGTTTGACGAGGCGAAAGTGCTAGCTTGTAGCGGTGACATACCTTGCGATATGGCGTAGTCATAAAGCTGCTGAGTTCTATCTACTAGGCTTGTACTTGCGTCAGATACCTTTGTACTTCCGCTGCTAACAGTAGAGCCGTTAGCTAGACTGATCAAGTTTCCTAGAGCTGCAGGACTTCCACTTGCTAGGTTAGTAGCCAAGTTAGAGATAGTCAAAGCATCTTTGGCAGTAACTCCACCTACGTTTAATGAACCGAGTCCTAAGTTACTTTGAACAGCTGAGTTTCCAGCAAGAGCAGTTACCGCTCCAAGCGGATTATTTTGGTCTATCGCTTGACCTACTTTTAGCCCCGTATTAATATTTTCCATGCCTGGAATCAGCCCCGTCGCGCCGATAACAGCGTTGGCTATATTACCAGTGCGTACGGCATCTGCAACATTTAAAGCAGCTAGAACTTGACCAGCTCCGGGAATAAACGATAGTCCTATCTTTAATAGATCAAAATTACTAAGAGTGTTATTTTGACGACGGTCAAGTACGGCTCCATCAGATTTTCTGATTAGCTCAATGTAGCCAGGAGTAGACGAACCTGACCAACTCGCATATTCTGTAGGCAACTGAGCGATCTGCGTCTCAATATCATCGCCTTCGATAACCTTGCTTACGCCGCCACTTGTAGGTGCAACAGCAGACTTAGTAAATCCGTTGTTTGATGTGATATTGTCAGCGGGTGCAACTGTTGCTGTAACAGGGTATCCGTTAGAATCAATAATATTTCCACCAGGAGTGCGGAAAGTACCATTACCTAAATCTATAAGAGGCGGTTCATAGATTGTTCGAGTTACGGGTCCTTCATCTATACGTGTATCTAACTTGGTTGTGTCAGTAACATCTTGAGTCGGGGTTAGGGTAGTCTGTAAATTAGATGTAACGCCCGTAGTTGGAGTTAGAGCACCACCACCCCCGACGGTCGTTAAAGTAGAAGTAGTAGGTAGATTAGACGTTATAGTACTAGTGTCTGTAGCTGTGTTTCCAACCCCGCCCGCAGTCGCGGTAGTTAGATTACTACCAGAGGTTGAAGGGTTTAGGTACAGACCATATGACTGCTCAATCGTAGGAGTAGTTATACCCAAGGTGCTTAAATAATCAGCAGCTTGTTTTTGAACGGCGGCGGTATCTCCACCAGCCATACCCGTAAACTCTTTGTACGCATCTGCAATTTCTTGAGGTGAGCTTGAAGCTGAGAGTTTTTCAAAAAGTGCCATATTCAGTTCACCGATGGGTTAACAGCATTGACGAGCGCCTCAGCCCACTCTTGCCAATCATCAAATTGATACGGACCAGGAATCGCCTCATTCGTGAACACGTCAATGGCCTTTAACCCTGCTCCCCAGTCTTTCCAGTTTGTAGTTGCATCAGGTATAGACAACTGTTGAGTAGCATAGAGCTCACACATCAAAGAAGCCCAAGATGTGAAGTCGTGATACCGAGGGTCGTAAATTAAACCTACGTTCAGAGGATTAGTAGCCACGTACGTCTCCCATGTCCGCGTCAAGGATTATCTTACCAACTTGGTAGTTTCCTCCAGTGACGTTAGACACAAATTTCAACCGAAGCTCACGACGTTGTTCGCGAAGGTCAATTTTATTTGTGTTTGGGTTAAATACATAAGGACCCGTAGTTTCATCTGTAGATTGAGCAAAAGGTCGTCCTGTGACGTAGAGCTCCATTTGACCCGCTTGTATGAAGTCTGGCTCCAGACGCTCTAAATGTATCCATTTATTCTCACCCATTGCAGAAGGTTGAGAAGGTCCTCCGGATACCCAACCTAGATCATTTGTCTCAAAGAAAGACTCAATTGCAACTGCCGTCGCTCCAGAGACTTTATCCGTACCGATTTCGTTTTGATACAAAGACACAAAAGTCATCAAAGAGGTTACGGTGATAGCAAAGTTTGAACCCCCGCCGAACGTAGCGGATAGAACATTTGATGTAGCATAACCTGAACCATGCCCGTTGATCACTACAGCGGTAACTACACCTCCTGCTACCGTTATGTTTGCGGTTGCCCCTGTACCCGTACCACCTGTGAGCGGAGTATTATTATACGTACCGTCCGTATACCCCGAGCCAGCGTTAGTCAAAGTAAAGGCTAGAACCCCTCCCGAGCTGTTTGTGTTCCAGTCAGCGGAAATTGGAAAGGGGAAGACCTGAGAAAAAAAGCCAGCAGAACGTTGAGCACCCAGTGCTTCACCCGCATCGTACCAAGTGTTTTCACGTACATTATAGATAATAGCATCTGTACACTCCGTAGCGTTACCGCGAGGATAGAACCACCATATCTCGCCAAAACGAGGAACTTTTGAAACCCAGACCTTTTCACGAGCGTCATAGTTCAGGTTATCAAAAAAGTAGTTCTGATTCATAACGTTCGGAATTTCTTTCACGACGCCGTTATACAACAGGAAGCGATCAACTCCGCACCAGTAGTATATACCGTCGTATTCGATAACCGATTGAGATGACAAGATTGATGACTGAGAAGAGATCAAGTCATAACGCCAAAACTGAGGAGGCGTACCGGCACCGCCGATATAAGACACGCGAATCAAAGAGTCCAAAGACCAAAACAAACCTGATGGAGCATTAGAACCCCCTCGAACTGGCAAACCTTGCACAATCTTGCCTGTAGCTACGGATACCTCATTAGCATCAGCAGATACCCAATCTTGAGCATTCCCTGCAGAACAGTTTCTAATCAAACCGTCATTTCCGTAAACAAACACGTACGGATGCAGAGTTACCACCCCGCCCGATACCGATATGTTGTTGTTGAAGGTTAGAGTTATTGAGGAACCGTTCGCCGTAGCGGGTGCAGAAATTACTAGCGCAGTAGTGGATATAGATACAACAGTTGCGCCGGAGGGTATACCTGTACCTGATACTGACTGTCCTGCTCCTATCAGTAAATTAGAGGTAGATAGCGTGATGTTAGGCGAGCCGGATGTAATAGTAGCGGCGACTTGTGTAAATACGCCGATAGCCGCCATCGTTGTTCCGTTGATGTCGCCTCCAAGTACTGGAGTGTTGACGTTGTTGTCAATCAGCGTTAAATTTTGTCCTGGGTGTGCAAGTAGTAGGTTATTCCCTGAGCCGCTCACATCAAAGAAAGTATCAAACTGCCACAGGTTGTTTGCATTCGCTGTAAAGTTCGACAGCGTCATGTCTGTGATACCAGATCCCGTTCCAGTGCTACTGATAGGTAGCAACTGCATACCTCCAGCATACCCGCTAAACACGTTGTTAAAGTTCTGCTGCGGATTGAGGTATATGCCCCTAGACGGTCCTGCTAGGTCGTTGACAATCTCACGGTAGCCGCCCATCTTGCGAGGGCGTCCACGTTGAAACCGAACCCAGCGCCCTGCATTGTAGAACTCTTTGTCAAACACAGTGCCGTCACGCTGAATTCCTGGTTTAGTGTCAAGAGCAAAAACTTTTGCGGTCATGTAAACGTGCCTCCAGCAATGCCTGTGGTAAATGTTCCGGTTGTTCCAGAAACAGCGCTAGAAGCCGCTACAGAACCCGTCACAGAAACCCCAGTCGCCGTTACACCGACGCGTTTTGTACCAAGTACCGAGATTCCTAACTCACCAGCCCCAGGACGATAAAGCCCTGTATTAGTCTCAGCTGCAAAATTTAACGACGGGGTTCCGACGGTTCCGTCCACCAAACTGACAGTCGTTGCTCCTGCCTGTGTAGTGTTTGCATTTAAAAAATTTGTTCCGTCGCAAATGAGGGTGGCTTGCTGCCCAGGAGGAATCGTCGCTGTAAAGCCTAAACCTGTAGTTACGGTAAATGTAAATCCATTGTCCGTTAGTTGATTCGAGATTACATACAAGTTAACCACAGGCGGGAACGTCACCGTCACGTTGCTAATCAAGCTACCTACATACTCTTGAATATTGTTTGCTGCTTCATTGTTTGTCAGTAAAACTGATCCGCCTGTTACGTTCTTCGTTAGAGCTGTAAATGCAAACGATGAGCTGACTCCGTAGCCGACGGTTACATACGCTGTGCCGGTGCAAACGATAAATGCTGACTCTGTCGGGTTAAATGTTTTACTAGAGTTACCGTCAATCAGCTCAGCGCCAGTGCAAGAAATCGTGAAAGATCCCGTGCCGTTATTTTTAAAAAGAGTAAACCAGTTATTGCCTAGAGTCGCCGCTGCAGGTAGAGTCGCTGTACCTGTTCCGCTACCCCATACTCTAGTCTGGGCTCTATCAGTGTCTGCAAAAGTTGACCCACTCGTGATAGCGGCGCTGGGGTGACTTTGATTTAAAGTAACTCCGCTTGCTACTAATCCGTAACCTGCAAGCGTAGCAGCGTTTCCTCCAGAGGAACCTGCACCAAAAGCGATCACTCCCCACGTACCTGCCGTGTTAGGGTTTGTAGTTAGGTATACGTATTGTGCGGTTCCCGCCGCGACGCTAACGATTGTGCCGCCTACATAGTCTTTTACCGTAAACGCTACAGCACCTAAGTTACGTATCAAGGCATCGGTACCGACTGAGGTTTGATTAGCCGGAGGCATGGACAATGAGAAGCCCGCACCCGTGGGCGTTACATCCATAATACGCGCTGCGTAGTTATCCGTTGCGTTGCCGTTGATTGGCCACGATAGCGTTAAGTTAGAGCTTAAATTAAACGCTCTAAAACTTACATCCGTCGGTTGTATTACATCGCCGGTAAAGGGTGATACATAGCTCATGAGTCCACCGCTATGGCTTGACGATCAGCGATGCGAAGCTTGTCCTCAGCAACCAGCGTATCCATGATTTGCTGGTACTGAGCTTGCCAGATCGGTGTTCGTGTATCGTTCTTGAGGAAAGGCATCGCTTGTAATAGCGAACCATAAAGTAGTGCTTGAGGAGCGTATGTAGTGAACCAGTTTGTCTGGTTTGAAGAGTCTAGCGGTTGAATACGCTCATAGTACAGCACTTCAAAGTTATACGCAGCGCTGGGCGTGGGGGCGATCAACCAGTTGTTGTAGTCATAATCACAATAGAAAGCAGGCACGCCTGTAGCCGTTGGATCAGGCCAGTACTCACGCAAGTACTCATACTTACGAAGCAACACGGGTTGACGCTGGCCGGCAACTGTAACATTAAACGATACGGTCTTGTGCCACCGAGCAGGTTTCAAAATAGTAGCTTGCCCTAAAGTCAACGTACTAGTGTTGACTGTTAGGTTACCAAGAAACTTGATTTGGCTGGCGATAATTTGCTCAGCCAACATGATAAAAAGAGGAATTTTATCCAGAGTGGCGGCGTCATTACGCTCCAGATACGACTGGATATTCTCCACCAGAGAATCATACGTCATTACGGCTGCGACTGTCATTATAAGTTACCTCGCTTTTCGCGCTTCATTATAACCTCTACTAAGAAGTAATCAAGCTCTATTATTTACTGGCAACGCCCTTGGTCTTTTCAAACGAACGCATACCGGCAATACCTAAGATGCCAGACAAGATAACCCATAACTGATCTGCCTCTAGTACTGGAGGAGGATCCATACCAACAGGAACCCAGCCCATAGCTTGCAAATATTTCCAACACCACTGGAAAAGCGGGTAGAGTAGGAACTGATAACCCATAGCCGCGACGCCGATCCAACCGATAGCGGGTCTCCAACCGGAAACAAACACGCTAGACGAGGCGGCTTCAATTTTGTTGACTTCAATCTGCGCTAGGTCAGTCGCTTGGTCAATTCGCTTTTCTTCAAGATCAAGCTTCCGCTGCTCGATCTCCATTTCCATCTTTTCCTTGTCAGTAGTTATCAGGTCGCCCGCAACTTTACCAACAGCTTCAATAATTGATCCTACAGCCAGCAAGCTCATGCTAGACCTTTCAATGTTCTATTGATCCAACCTTTGAGGAATTTAACCTGCACAGGGTTTTTATTGCATATTTCAACGTATCTGGCAATCTTTGCCAAGGCATACGATTCTTTGAACCGCTGGCCGTCTGTAATTTGATTCAGTTTCTCTATCGTCTTAGCCCCGATGCCGCCGTCAGGTGTAGCCCCGACAACAAGTTGAGCCAGCTTGACCGCCATACCCATACCTGCGTTGACGCCAAAATTAAATATACTATTGGCCACCTCTTGATTAGTGATTTCGTTACCGCGCATCTTGTCCCAAAACTCAACACGGTAAAACTCACGAACCATAGGCGTCAGAGAGCCGCCAAACTCTTTTTTGTCAACGAGCGCCCAACCGTTCCACTGCGGGTTTTTGTTACGGGCAATACCGGCATAGGTCATACCGCCTGTGTCGCCAGCGACTTCATGAAGGACGTAGCCACCCTCATCTCTAATCATTTGCTCAAAAGCTGGTTCAAACTGCGCCATTACTGTTTACTCCTTGAAAGCATGGTGGCTGCAATATCCATCATGGTTCTCGTTACCTGAATGTCGGCTGGTTCATTATCCCAACCTACAGTAATCTGGCCTACAAATCTGTTTGGGTCAGGTGGAATGCTGATCCGGCAAGTGTAAGTAACCCCCTTGGCGATGTACCACAAACCCATTTCGGACTGCGCTGAACGATATTCCCCGCAAGGTATTTCACTAGCCATCAGCTTCACCACATCTGCATTGTTTGCTGCGTTCTGGGTAAATAGGCCAACGTCAAGACCATCGTTGGTTTTATCTCGACCTTCTTTGGTGTAAGCGCGGTACAGCACTCGGGTTCCAAACATGGGGTTCACTTTGAATACAGCAACGATGGTGGCGTTGGTGGTTTTGAATAGGTGGGCGGCGGCGTCCTCTACTCTGTCCTCGACAATGCTTGGCATCTTCTTAGACTCTTTGTATGCCCCCATCAGCAGTTCTTGGTTCTGCCAGACAAAGTAACCAGAGAACGCAAACACCGCCATGAGTATCAGCGCGAACAGCTTGAACGGGCTATCCACATAGGACAGCACCTTGCTTAGTATGTCTGCTGGCTTTTCGTCACTCATCCTAGTCCAATCATTCCAAGTAGTTTATTCACAATCTTATTTGATAAGTCATCAGGCAGGAACTGGAGAAACCCAAGTACCCACCAAGCAATGCACAACCGCACAAAAACTTTAAGGAAGAGGTCAAATTGCTTTTGATACTCATTCACCGCCCACATCCTGCTTTGCCGCAAATATTCTGCAACTCAGTCAAGCCAAAAGCAATCAGCGTTACAAGAAAAACAATTGCCAAGCCCGCAACTAGATAAATTGTCTGTTCTTCCTCGGCTTCCTTGGCTTTCTTCTCTTCAAGCCGTAGTGCCTTCATCTCTTTGGCATCTGCTAAATCCATTGCGGCTTGACGCGCTTTGATCTTGTTCCATACGTCAATCTTGCCTGTTGTCATGAAGAGCATCTTTAACTCTTCTTCAAACGTTCTGGCTTGCTCAAGCACCATCTCGATCTGTAGCGCGGTTCCCATATTGGAACCCTTCTTGGAGCGTTTGGCCTCAATCATCGCTTTGGTAGCGGTGCTCCTAGCATCAAACATCTTGCCTATCATCGGGGCAAGACCGCCTAAATCATTGGCAACCTTGCTGGCCTTCTTGACCATGTTGATGGCATTCTGCAACCCATCCAGTGCTGCTATGGGGTCTATTGGAATCACACCAAAGTCCACGCAATAATGTACGTACCAAAAATTACAAAGGCCACAAGAAGAGCTGCGGCAATGAATGCTTCAGCCCAATCCCACATACTACAACCCCAAAACTTTTTTGACAAACTCACCCGCGACCCCAGGACCGAACAAGACCGCCGCTAAGAGTATGTACAGTAAGTACTCAACGGTCTTCATCCGCTCTTTACCGCGATCGAGTTTATCCTCAATCGATCGATAGCGTTCAGCGCATACCGCTTCGTGCACGGCAAGTTTGGTCTCAGTTGCCTGATCCATCTTCAACCTTAGGCGCTTCCGCAGGCTTTGCGGCTTCTTGAATCGCGTGGATCAGTTGGAAGACCTCTTGGTATGGGCGTGTACCCAAGTAACCGAGAAGTTGGTTTGCAGTTTCAATTGGCAGTTGCAGTTTCATTAGTTGCTCCATGGTAGTGGTGGTGTCACCACTGGTGGGTTGATTAGATTCTGAATTTGCTGTGCCACAGCCGCTTCAGTTTCCGTTTTGTCTACACCATGCGCCCATGCCCAACCCAACACTTGGTCTTGAGTTAGGTCAGTATATGGCGTGAAGTTTAGATATACCTCGTCAACCATTACTGGGTCAGCAGACGGTAGATTGCAGTCACCACTAAGAGAGCCATTGTAGGTCCCATCAGACCCTGTGCATGACCATTGAGCCGCAAAGACGACGTTAGTTAATCCGCTCGCTTCAGAGTGGCATTTAAGCTCTGTAATTGTCCAAGTATAAGTAATCATAAGTTCTCCGTTGTTAATTAATACTTACGTTGTGTCCATCGACCATCGAGTGTAACATTGTTACCTGAGTCTAGAGGTAGAATCGGTAGGGCAGTGGATGAACTAAATGAAGTAGGAGTCGTTGCAGTCGAGGTATAAAATGCAGAAGGGTAGCCAGTTTTGGTGCTCAAGGATCCTGGCTGTCCTTTTAACTGAAACCAAGTTGTGCCTGTGTACCCTATGTAAAGAATTTGATCACTCCCCACAGACGTACTAGTCCATGCGGCATTTAGGCTACCAGCGGCGGCGTATCTGTAACTACCAGAAGAGAATTGAGATGAAAACATGACAGCACCACTTGCTCCAACAACTGGTTTATACTCTCCTGCTTGGTTGCCGGGGTCAAACCCGCAAGTTGCACGGGTTACACCTGTCCAAGTACCATTCACATTACTTCCAGCTTGGAACATCACTGAGTATTGCGAAGTGGATCCCGCAGAACGACTCATTACAACAACAGTTCCACCCGCTTGGTTCCAGTCCATGCTCATGGACTGCCCGTTGCTGTTAGACGAGTTTACTTTCCCAGATGCGGATGTACCACCTGCGGCAATAACGGCGACATAGCTAGTAGTACTATCCGAAAAAGCGGCAACAATGCCTGAAGTACCCGCTGATCCGAACCAGACAAAATCCACACTCCAATAGTTTCTGTTAGATGAAGCACCAAGCAAATTGACGTTAGCAGACCAAGAGGCACTAAAACCAGACCTGTACCAATAGACAAGCGTGGTAGATATATTTTCGCTACCAAAGCAAAAAATTCTGCCGTTACTATCATCAACTACGTAAATAGAAGCACCGTCTTGTGGCGCATCAGACTGGTGGTCGCTAGGTCTAGTAAATGTTGGCGTCCAAGTAATTCCGTCTTTAGATACAAAGCACACATAAGTACTGGTATCGTTGGTAATCCACAAGCCGTAGTATGTGCTGTACCTTGGGTACGCCAAACCCACAGGTGATGTGCCACTAAAGCGCGAAGGAGTGGATGAGACGTAACCACCATTAACCAAGGAGTTTGAAGCTGTCGCTGAATAAAACTGTGACCCAGATTTACGGACAATAGAACCAACAGACGTTACACCACCAGCAGAAGCCGCTGTTGTTTGGATTGTTGCGTCAGGAAACTGTACGCCCGTTGATACAAGAGAGACTGCCATTATTTATTCTCCAAAACTTTAACTTTTGATCCGAGTTCTTTAATTGCCTCAATTAGCAATGGAACAAGTTTGTCATAGTGAACCGTCCAATATTTATCATCAATCGGTGCAGGTACAACAACTTCAGGCAAAACAGCTTGTACTGATTGCGCAGAAACACCAACCTCGCGTTTAGGGATATAACCTAATGCTTGTGCTGTCTCGTTTGCCTCATAGTAGAAACCATCAAGTGATTCAACTTTTTCTAATGCATTTTGAATATTGCCAAATCGTGTTTTTAAACGATCATCGGAATAGTATGCTGTAACTGCGTTAGTAGCGCGAATCTCACCTGTTGTCCCTGAAGCCGCAGTACCAACACCTAATGAAGTAGTTACCGTGGCTGAACCTGCTGTTACAAAGTTAGAGCTGTTAAAAGCAATATAGGCACTTCCTGAAAGTACACCGCTTGGGGCTGGTCCTGTTGATCCGCCAAACCAGAAAGAATTAGCGCCTAATCCAAGTGCACCTGTGGATCCAGTGAGTCCGAAACCTGCGCCAAGACTTGCAAACCTTGTTAAACCAAAGTAACTGTAATTATTTGCGTTTGCTGAACCTGTAACTGAAATAGCGCCATAGGGGTCACCGCTTGCCCCACCAGTACTAGTTTGAACACCTGATGCGCTAATCCGCGCATAGTCCGTATATGTTGGGCTTACATTTGTAAAGCCGTTCGCTGACAAAGTTCCAAATGCGGTAAAGCTACCAGAGGTAATATATTGACCACCCCCTGAAGGACTATAAATACCGTTAACGCCGTTAACCATGAAGCCAGCACCGCCGCTACCGTATGTCGAAAGACTCCATCCAGAATTCAAAAACTGTTGGGTGACAGCAGTTGCGCCATACAGCCTACTTAAAATAGTAGCATCATAGGAGTTTGAAACTGTGATGCGTTCGTTTGACGCCGTTACTGGAGCCGCCGCGCCTGCAAGTGCAAGCGTAGAAAACGCGCCAGTATTAGGTGTAGTTGAACCAATAGCAGGGGGGCTTACCAGACTAAGCGTACCGCCTAAGGTCAAATTGCCTGATGAAGTAACAGTTCCAGTTAGGGTTAAGCCGTTTACAGTGCCTGTACCGCTAACTGATGTAACTGTACCCCCAGTACCAGTCGCATTGATTGTGATTGCACCCGAAGCATTGGTGATGGTTACGCCTGTACCCGCAGTCAATGTTGTGCGTGTAAAACCTGTGCCGTTACCAATGTCTAATGCGCCGTTAGCTGGTGTGGTTGTAAGACCTGTTCCGCCGTTAGCAACAGGCAACGCCGTACCCGACAATGTGATTGCCAATGTACCGCTCGTGGTAATTGGAGACCCTGCAATGGATAGGAACGCTGGCACAGTAGCCGCGACGCTTGAGACTGTACCCGTAGAAGCCGCATTAGATGCCAACAACTTGACAGTGCCTGCGCTGTTTTTAAAGTACAGCTTTTCGTCTAACGTGTTTAGCGCCAACTCACCAGCGACTAAGTTACCAGAAGTAGGAACAGCAGAAGCCGTCGTGCTGTAGTACAGCGAAATTGGTGTGAAGTTAGTAGCCGCCATTAGAAGGTTCCCCCGAAGATGCCAGTCGTGGCATTCAATGTTGTAAATGCGCCAGTTGATGTCGTTGTCGCACCAATCGATGTGCCGTTAATTGTCCCACCAGTTATCGCAACAGTACCTGCATTTTGCGTGGACATTGTACCAAGGCCAGTGATCGCTGAGTTCGGGATTGCAGTAGACGCAGTCATTGTACCTGTGCCGTTGCCGTACACGTAACCAGTCAGCGTTGTAGCCCCTGTACCGCCGTTAGCAGGAACTAATGTGCCTGCAAGGGTGATCGTACCTGTGACGGTAACCGGACCGCCGCTAGTAGTTAAACCAGTTGTACCGCCCGATACATCCACGCTCTGTACCGTACCGCCCGCAGCAGGTGTTGCAGAGATTGTAATACCACCAGAGGTGTTTGAGATGCTGACGTTAGTTCCTGCAGTCAAGGTCGCGAGTGAATAGCCTGAGCCGTTACCGATAGCCAATTGACCGTTTGAAGGCGTAGCAGTTAAGCCTGTACCGCCATATGCGGTTCCGATAGTTGTACCGTTCCAAGTACCCGCCGCTAGAGTACCTACACCAGTGATGCCAGTGTAAGAACCGCTTATACGACCCGTGGGAAGCGTTCCAGAGGTGATGTTGGCGGCGTTGGTTGTGTCAGTAGTGGCAGAAGGTGCAAGCCCTGATACAGCACCAGCGGCAATAGCGATTGCGGTGTTTGTAACTGAGGTCACGCGACCGTAGGTGTCAACTGCGAAGACGGGTACTTGTGATGCAGAGCCGTAGGTAGCGGCAACTACACCAGACGTACCCAAGGCTATTGTGACCGCAGCTGAGCCGTCATAACTTGTACCTGTCAGTCCGGTACCTATTGTCAAAGCGTTTGGATTAGCGGCGGTAATTGTGCCAGACGCTCCCAAAGATATCGCCGTGCCGTTTACAGTAACAGCGCTGTTGGCAAGTTGTGCGTTTGTTACAGCACCGGATGTGATCTGGTTTGCATTGATTGCAATAGAGGTGTTGCTGGCGCTAGTGATTTGACCTTGCGCGTTGATCGCCAAAGTAGGAACTTGAGAGGCGGTTCCGTAGGAGGCGGCAGTAACACCAGTATTGGTGATGCTAAAAGTCGTACTAGACAGCGTAAGACCAGTACCTGCACTATAAATTTGCGCAGAACTAATTTGAGCAAACGTGATATTTGTCGCGCCAAAAACAATAACGCCAGAAGTGTTGCAGGTGTAGGTTTCTCCAGCACCAGTTGCACCTTGCTGAACAAAGAAAGTCGAACCTTCACCTAGCGTTGATGCACTAGTAAGTCCATACGTGTCGGTATCTGAAGAACGAGTCAGAACCCAATTCGTTGAGACAGAGCCTACGCTAGTCACGACGTACACGCCGTTTTGAATGGCGTTTGTTTGGGTATAAATCAATACACGATCGCTGACCGAAAGGGTAACGCCATCAATCACCAATGCGGCTTGTGTTCCTGCATTAGTCAATGTAGCGCCAACACCGACTCCAGCCCCGCCTGGTTGGTTGTAGGTCGCAGTAAGCGGAGTTGGAGACTCGACGCGCACTGGCGCATGGAAGTGTATGCCAGACGCCACAAGACCGTCTACGTATTGCTTGTTAGCGATGTCCGTCGCGGCAGTTGGTGCAGTGGTAACCGTACCAGTCGTTGTTGCTAATGCTGTGAACGTACCAGCCGCGGGAGTGGATGCTCCAACAGTAGTTCCGTTGATTGTTCCGCCAGTAATGGCAACAGCAGTCGCGTTCTGGGTGGACATAGTGCCAAGACCAGAAACCTGCGTGTTGGCAATCGCAATATTTGTATCAGCCAGCGCAGTTAGGCGACCTTGGGCGTCAACTGTAGCAGTCAACGTCTTAGACGCCGCGCCATATGCCCCTGCGGTTACAGCAGTATTGGCAAGGTTGATAGTCGTTGCGGTTGAGCCGTTAAATGACCCTGCGCTCATACCTGTACCAAAAGTCAACGCATTTGTTGTAAGGGCAGATATAGTGCCAGAAGCACCTAGAGCGACTGAAACGCCATTAAAGGTAACTGAGCTGTTAGCGAGTTGCCCATTGCTGACTGTACCAGACAGATCTGTAGTTGGGATAGTAGCAGACGCAGTCATGGTGGAGGTACCTGCACCTTTGACGTAACCAGTCAAAGAGCTTGCACCCGTACCCCCGCTAGAGACATTTACTACGCCGCCTAGAGTTACAACACCGCCAGTAGCGGCGACTGGTGTAAGTCCAGTACCCCCTGCACTAAACGACGTAACGCCGCCGACTAACGAGAACTGATTCCAAGTACCTGAGGCATAGCCGTCAAAAGTTTGCGTGTCAGTGTTGAAGCGGAACTGTCCTGGTGCACCGGAGGGTTGCTGCGCTGTAGTGCCTTTGGGCATCGTGACCGCGCCTGTTCCGGGTAACGCAGGATTGTCTACAATACTTATCGTCGGGTCAGCGCTGGCGCCTGTGCCGTTAGCGACTGCAATTTGGTTAGCCGTTCCAGTAATAGTTCTACCAGAAACTGATGTACCGCCAGCGGTTAGAGCCAGCATACCGGTGCCGGACAAGTTTGCTACAGCAGCGGCGATGCCGGTCAGTTGGAAAATTGGGTTTGCCCCAGTGCCGTCTGGGTTAGAAATACTCAAGCCCACGCCCGAGGTAGTTAACTGACGCGCCGTGACCGTTGTACTTCCCGTCTTGACAATAATGCCTGCCCCTGCTGCCTCAAGGCTTCCAGCAGCGCCATTTAAACTGAGCGTATAAGCCGATTGAGCGCCACCGTCTGTCAAACCGAGTCCAGTTGAGGTAGACAGGTAACGGCTGTTAGGCAGTTGCGGAGTCTGTATCACCGTCAGGTACTGATATACCTGCGAAGGTGACGCTGCAATAGCCCCCGTAGTTGTTTGTACGGTCTGCCCGTTTTGAACAATGGGTACTGACTCTGTGCCTGTGATTGCACCAGCTGCTGGGAGTTGCGTTATCTGTACTTGTGCTGAAGGCATATTACGGACTCAATATGTCAAGGTTTCCATTATCTTCTG